TTTGCAGCCTGTCATGGCCTCCTAAGAAGCCCGCCAATGTCTCACCCACAACGTGAAAACGCTTAAACGTCCCTTTCATTGCGTCGAAGTGATCTAAAAACTGCGCGGCTACTGCATCCGGAAGGTTGGCATAGGTCAAGCTCAGTTTTAGATCAACGCGAGTGCTTCCATACAGAATCCGCGTTTCTTGACCGCTTTGTGACCGATATGTCTTAACCGGAAAGTTACCCGGATCAAAAGTCCGGGCAGTTGGTTTGATGCTAGGGAAGTCCATCAATCGACCTCAAAATCACCATTCAGTATAGAATCCACCAGCTTGCTTGACCCATCATCATTGCAAGGATGCTCAGAAGCGACAATATCAACCGTGCCTTCCTCTGAAAACGTAAGCTGCTCCACAACGTAAATATTCTCAGAAACGCTCCTGTTGACGACCGAAAAGATAGAATCATGGAATTTGCTCTGCGTTACCCTGCCGTTGCTAATTCGAATCTTTTGATCAGACTCAAATTGCTCTGAGTCTGTCTGAAAAATATCAACATTGTATTCTCCATCGTCAAGCTCATCAACGCTTGTTACCACGCCTGAGGCGCTGATCGTTCCATTATTCGCGCTGCTGTAAGGACTTGACTCTGTGATCACCTTGATAAAGGATCCGGCTTGAATGCTCAAGCCTTCACACGTGGTAGAAAAGCTGATCGTATGCGTGACTAGTTTACGTAAAGCTAAGAAATACTTAGCCACTAGCTCTGCATGATCTTGAGATGTGCAGAACTGCGTCAAGTCAAATTGTTCAAGTGGAAGGTTAGTGACATGGTTTTGGGTGTACTCCTCGTCCGAACTAGCCACCGTAATCGCCTTTTCTTCAGGCAGCTGATTGACCGTTTCTTGTCTAAACCGAACAACAACTTTGAACAATCGCCGCTCTTCCGCTCCAAGGTATTCAATCTTGAACGTGTCTTCCAAGATGTTACCTGACGTAAATAACTGCTCAATTTGAATTGGCCCCGTCTCTATTGAACCACCGCCCTTATGCGGCAAAGCAGGTTTCAGCGCAAACTTGCCATTAGTGATTACAAGATTGCACAGGAATGATGGAGCTAAATCCATCATCAACTGTCGCAGATTCGAACGGTCAGTAATCGGACCATTGAAGAACAACCTATTGGCAAACAAGAATCTTGATGTTTTGACTAAAGCTTCTTTGTCAATAAGATAATTGGATCTTCTTGATTGGCCAAGTAACGCTCCAGCTCCTCCGCCGTCCTGATTTGTCATCAGGTAATAGAAGAGATCCGTCAACAAGTTGCTAGGACCAACCAAAGCATTGTCGCCATAAGCTTCTGTCTTTTTAGGGTGAAGCCTTTCTACAGGGATGCCACTCTTTAGATAAACCCGAAGCTGATCTAGCCGGGTGAAGCTACGGCCTGCTTTTAGCGAAAGACCAGCAAGGGTGAGACGCTCAAAACGCGGAAGCTTTTTGTTTTCTTGAATCTCGTTTATGTAGACAATTTCGTGCTCAGGCTGCGAGCTATTGGACTTTTCAACCAACTGCCTGTAAAAACTAATGTCACTGACCTGAGTACGTCTGGCAAACCTGAGGCTAGATGATACCTCGTCATCCTCAATATCTGCTTTACGTGAAGCGATTTGAAACTGAATGCCGGATTCGTTGTAAACAGTCTTAAACGGATTGCTGTCTGGGATGGTCTTGAAATGGTTAAATTTTTCATCTACCTCCCAGTCCTGAGTTGTGCCTGACTCAAGAACAGAGTCAATGCTTGGCTTTCCCCAGGTGTTTTTCCTGCCAAAAAATTCACTAGCCTCGTCGTTCAACTTCTTAACACTAGACTTAAGCTTAAATTGAATCGTCTTCGATCCTTTAGTAAGCGCAATAGTTACAGTCTTGCTGTGACCCTCACCCCTGAATTCAGGATTGCCAAAAACTTCATACAGATAAGCGTGATCCCTGCCCTTTACCTCGTCAATGATTTCGTCCTCAATGACCTTAAATCGTGCTTCTGAATAAGTCAATGTTCCATCTGGATGGTTGGGAACAAAGGAGTTATTTTGCTGTGAGTAGGTTGTCTGACCACTCAAAACGTCTGTAGCCTGAATGCCACGTTTGAAATTAAGCACTAGATTTTTATTAAAGCCAATAGAGCTGCCCACGACCTTGACTCTCTTAAGTTTCCAGTAGGTTGTTTTGCCGTTTTGCCTTGCATAATGATTATCGGGAAGGTTCTTTTTTGTGAACTGCCACCTTAGGCTGATCCAACGAGAGGCATTGCCCGCCATCGGATATTCTTTTGTATAAACAACCTTGTGACTTTTGATGGCTAACTTGCCGTTCAAGCCAGTGTCGGAATTGCCTGCAATCGCTTCTGTTAGAGCGCCTTCCGCTCCAACACGTGTGTCTAGATTTGAGAAAAATTGACGCCTTTTATCAAGCCCTTTTGCGATTGTTCCTGCTTGAGGATCAGGTAACTGCCTGCGGTGTCGGACTTGATTTGGATAAGTAAGCGTTGTTTCGCCTGGAATAAAGCTTGGACTCCGGAAAAACTCTTTATTATCGTGAAGCGATCGCTTTGTAACTTTACGCCCTGCAGTAACAACAGTCATACGGCCTAAGCGATTAACTCTTACGTCCTCACTAAAAGGTCTGTCAAGGTTTGGTTCAGGAGACGCTGTGTGCGTCAGCTCAATGATTTCTGAATCGCCCGGAATGAGCCGAGCCTCTGAACCTGAGACTTGGAAAATCTTGAACTCAAGCCGTGCCGCCCCATCATCTCCAATGTCCTGATGATTAACAAAACGTATAAAATTGTATTGAGCAACCGGCGTCTCGCCTCTTATTGCGAACAGCCGAGGGATAGCTCTCCACTTTACTGACTTCTCAGGATCCCTGACAAATACTCTAAAAAATGTTGTGCGGGGGATGAATGCGTTTATCGTTCCAGTGTTTACTTGGAAATTGTCCTCGTCGTAATCGCCTATTTGGCTTGGGGTTGGCAGCGAGTTAAATGCACACAAGCCATTTAGACGTTGATTAACAACACTTTTAATACCAATTTCTGTCGATACTGCTGGCCTGTTGTTTCTAATTGTGGCATGAGTAAATCTGGTCAACGGATACCAATCTTCTGGGATGTTATTGACTCGCTCGCTATTGTTGGCACTCCCGTCAGATTTGTCTTCAGGACTATCGCCAATGTAATTTCTCGGCGGATTAACAACATATTTCTTGCTAACAAGACCAACACGTTTAAAAAGTGACTCATCAACGCTTATACACTTAAGAATATATTTGTGACCTACATTGGCCGTAGGATCAAACTTTTGTGGTGGCTCCCGTCTTTTTACAACGTAGATGCAACCACCAATCTCAAATCGCTCGCCCTTCTGCAAGGCTTCGTCCGCGGCAATCTGAGCCGTCTCGACTACACTGTTGATTTCCTCAACGCTTTCACCTTTTCCATCCTCTTTGTAGAAATCTTCTGGTATTCTTGTCGGGCTTATTAAAAACGTTAGCTCGTCGTCTTTTTTAACTTTGAACCCTTGTCCCAACCTAGGTTGTCCGTCAAGAAGATCATCTGAAACAGTAAAGTGTAAATCATCTCCATTTTCTATACGTCTTGTTAGTTTAACAAGGCCCATTCTTGGGCTGTAATTTCGTCCCGCACCACTTTGGTTTTGCTTGATAATATCTTGGATAAATTTGTTGTCTCCATTGTCTCCTATGCTTTTTCCTTCACGAGCAAGCAAATTTCTGTCACCAACAATTTTGATGCGAGATAAAGCTTGGAAGCGTCGTGCTTTTTTGCCTTGATCTTCGGGGATTGAAATAACGCGATAGTTGACGCGGTAGCCAGTTCCGCTCGCGATTGGACTATAAACGCCAAATTGACTGTTGTTCGCAGGCGAAAAGCTATGACAAAACGCTTTATCGTCTGTCATGTCATCTTCTGTTGGCGCCACGAAAACCGCCTTGTTATCTCCTCCTTTAGCGTCAGGATCGCCAGTTCCGGGTTCTCCTCTGGTTCCATGAAGTATGTCCCTATTCCTAATCCGTCGACTCCCAGGATTACTAGAATCTGACTTCCAATAAAACGCAAAATCCTCTTCAAAAAATGGCTCTAGGGCATTATTGCCTAGAAAAATTCCTCCCAAATCAGGCGGAGCGATGCCGTCTGATTCGATACCTTGCTCTCCAACAACAAACATTAATTTTGCCTGTTGCATCGTCCCATGGCTAAACATGCGAGACCAAACCATCTTTGGTGTGACAAGCATTCCGCCGACACCTTTACGACGTAAACCAAAAATGATTGGCACTGCTGATGCATAAGTAGCCAGCTCAGCTAGCGAATCAAAACCACGAGATGGGGTAAAGCGACTCGCCCCAGTGACTCCATCAAGATTGATTATTCCACCTTCCTTTTGAGCCCCTGGCATCTTGGGCTTTGGTGACAGCAGATAAGCAGCGCCACCCACCACAAGGCTGATGGCAAGTTGAGTAAGAAATATTGCCGTGGCACTTTTTGGTTCACAGACAATATCCGGGATAAGAGCATATTCTGCAGGTCGAATCCGCCCACGACGTTTAACCTCTGCTGTAAATATACGGTACTCCTCTTCAGTTATTCCAATCGTTTCAATTAACTGTTTCTCGTACGGAAGCAGTGGTATGTCAAGAACAGTTGGGCCGAAGACCACTGAACTTTTTCCAGCTTTGGCTGAATATACAGAATGCCCCCCTGCCACATCACTGCGAATGTCCAAGATTGTTCCGGCAGCAACAAGATGTCCCCATCATACTCAGGCTTTTCAATCCGAAAACCCCAGCGCATCAGGTCACGGCAAACCTCCCATTTGCTTGCTTCGTACCAAGACGGCTTGAACTCTGGAGCGTCAATTCCCATGCGCTCCAATGCCTCGTAGCAAAGGTGGATGCAGTCGATATGACCATCGCTGCCGTCAGCGCCTAGCCGATACGGCATCCCGATTAAATCACTGCAGTCGGACACTGTTTGTGATTGGGAGATTGCCGACGAGATGCTGCGTCAGAGATCGCCGAGGAACATCCGTTCCAACGGCATCCAAAATCGAGCTGATCTGCAAGTTGAGCGACACGTTGTCCCATTGCCCACTTGTTACCTGCCCGGTGTAGGTGTGAACAATTTGATGGTTGCCAGCACGATCATTGTGGTCAATGATCAGCACATCTACTTCCATGATCCAATAGTCTTCAATTGCATTGATCGCCCATCTTCGCGTAATTTTCTTGTTGGGAAATACAAGCGAAGCCTCCATGCCATCACCAGTTCGATTAACGGTGACGCCAGAAAAACCAAACGGCAGAAAAGTGTAAGTCTTTTTATTGACAATCCCATCGTTTGGCTTGTCATCCAAACGCATGTTTTGCGTCAGAAAAAAATTCTGGAAGCGATACCTGATGTTCGTGCTGGGACGAATCCTCAAGGCATGGCCAAATGCATACTGACTCACAGTCCCAACCTCTTACGGGTGCTGCCGCTCATCTGTAATCGCTTCAATGTTTGCTGTTCACCCTGTTTAGCACCTTGGCTTGCGGCCTGCCTCATGCCATCTTGGAACTGATCAGCAGTCACGTAATCAACGCTATTGATGCGCTCCACGGTGTAGCGAACGTCGATTGGTGTAGCAACGGCTGTTCCGCCACCTTCGCCTGACGTTCCAGAGCCTCCTGCTTCAGGAATAACAGCAGAACCGCGAGCACCGCGTGAATAACGCGCCATGCTTTCACGCATACGATTT